CAGTCTGGGAATCCAGCGTTGACGTAAGCGGAGTGCTGGCCAAGCTGCTGAAAAGTATTTCCAGGAAGAATGTTGAGCCCGCCTGTTGCTATATCGGGATAAAGCGGAGTCGTGGTATTTTCGACAATCTCATTTATTGCAACAATCTCGTGCTCGGGGCCGCCCTCAGCGGTTGATGTCACTTCAGAAAAGACAAAGGTCTCAGCGAGTGCGCCAAAAACGTCCACAAACTGAGTTCTGTTATCACCGTCGTCATCGGTGTATCCATAGCCCAAATCTCCGTATCCCTGGCTTGGTGCCTTGCGGACAGCAGGAAGCCTGAAAGGCTCATTCCCCGGCCCAACACCAATATCAGCGCCGCTGCCCTCCCTACCGTAAACCTGAAGCGTTACCCCGTTCCGAGTTTTGGTGATCAGGGTTGAGTTTGATTCCTGCTTCCCATCAATCAAGACATAAGTTCCGCTGGCGTTGCCTGATCTGATTTCCCAGCCAGAGAGGGGCTCTAGCTCAATCTCCCATTGGGCCACACTCGGAAACTGCAAGCGAATAGTGTTGAACTGATTTTGCTGGCTAATGCCACGGAAGCAGTAGCACTGCTGAAATTCAATCCATGGGTCATTGGAGCCGCTAATGCGGACGCGAACCCTGAAAAACGAGTACCTCATTTGAGAGGTTGTTACGGCACCCGATGTATAGATATACTGCTTTAATGTTGCACCAGGGGAAACTGTGTCTCCTTTGTAGTCAAGACAAGCCTTGTCGTCAGCGGCTCCATAAGATATTGTATCCCTGAAGTTGCAAAGACCGTTGATTCTAATCCCAAGGTTACTCCTTACAATAAGCTCAACAAGTTCCGTTGGGCGATTAGTTGTGATAGTTGCAATATCAATTCTGAACAGATGCGGGAAGTTTGTGCCCACATATCTTTGTGGCTGCTGGTCTTCATTTCCATCAACACGAAGATCAGCAAGATTCGTCAGTGCGACAACCCCTGGCCTGACGACGGTGAAGGTTGCTGTAATGCTTTGCCCTGGAGGGGGATCTTCTTCGCTCGGCTGTTCAAAACCGGCTTCGCTGTAGAAAACCTCACCATCGGGGCTGCGAGAGCTGCAAACAAGGAGGGCTGTGCCAAATTTATAGAGAGCGCCGAGTTGTATAGAGTCGTCCCACTGCTCTTGCTTGCCAGCAATTGTAGATGCAACGTCAGCGGCCAGCTCACTGATCAGTTCGCTTTTGTTGATACGAGCGGTTACGGTTTTCCTTGAATCCACTGAGGACTGAACTTGATAGGCTGTCGTGCTTGAGCCGTAGTCAAGTGAAAATGTTTCATTGCCAAAGTCAATGTCGTAGTTTATCGGGATATTTTTGTTTTGCTTTACGCCAACCCTGTAGAAAACAGATGGCTCGTCATCGTTATCAACCGCGCTATTTACAAAAGTAAGCTTAAATCTTGAATAAAGGAGCTGGGCTTTTTCTGCGTCTGTCAACCCTGATGCGCTGTACTGAAGTTTTGTGCTAAGTTCTACCTTTCTGCTTGATACATTAGTGATTGTAACAACTGGACTAGAAACAACATTATCGCTCGCATTCAGCCACTGAATTCCACCAATAAGTGCAGACTGATTTATGGTCGGTACGTCTGCACCGAAAGAAAGAGAAGATGAAGAAGATGTTGAACTGTAATCGACACCAGTTGTAGCACTGCCAGATAAACGCTGAACTTCAACATCGACACTCCACGCGCCAGGGTCAAGGGCTTTACCAAAGTCAGTTTCTACATCGCTCGACCTGTCAAGAACATAGGTTAGCGTATTACCAATAGCGTTTGCATTGCCACTAATAAAACCAGAGCGAGTGGAAAAGAATGCTTTTGCTTTTCGCCTTTGAGCCGCAGCAACTTCATCGACTTGGCATTTTACCCTAGAATCGCCGTCATCACCCTTGGGCACCAGTTGCGCCTGGTACTTCGGCTTAATTACAGGGTTAACTCTGTAGCCAAGATTATTGCCAATTGGCGAGTGAACACCAAAAGCCGTGTTTGTCCCTGGCCTGCTTACAGAGCAGAAGTCGGGGGCAAGGACACCATCAATTGATCGAACTTCAAAAACATCCCCGCCACCTTGGTTCTGAGCGTTGCCTGGATCAAGGTTTGCTTGCCTGCCTGCAATACGATTGACCGACTTTATGCGACCACCATTCGCTCTCAGATAAGCGGAATAGGAGGCACCGAGCTGCGTCCCATCGCCAAGGTTGTAAGCGTTCAATAGGTTATTGCCAATAGCAAAACCATTTGGATCAACTTCGCTAACACCCCCATCGCTAATCAGAAAAATCAGCCTAAGAAGCTGCCTGCCATTTATGGTTTGTATCTGGCTCCAAAGAAGCGGCGTGTTTACCCTGATACCGCCATAAGTGACACCACCAATCGTTTCGCGCAATGCAAAAACAATCGGCATTCGCTCGCCAATCGGCGCAACATCCTGTAGCGCGTCAAAGCCGTCCCTCGGGGCATACCGGCGGCCATCGCTGATCGTCTTCCCCTCCCTGGCGACCGGCTTCAGGCGCCCAGGAGCGGCATCACTGGGCCGGAAGAACTGGGCAACGATGGTCAGGCCAACGCTGATGGCAGAGGAGACCAGAGCGATGATCGCCAGGGTCTCGGCACCAGTGCCTGCCACGACAGCGGGTTGAGGCCCCTCGGCGGCCTTCTTGGCGGCCTCCCAGTAGAAGCGCTTGACATCCTCCGGCCTCATGCCCAGCAGGCGCCCCAGCCGGTAGTGCATGGGCAGAAGATGTGGCTTCACTGCTTGAACTTCCTGAATTGAAACTTTGGCAGTCCGGGTGTAGATAGCGGTAGCCAGATCACACCCTTTCTTGCATGAATCATAACAATGCCCAGCGATCCGCCTGTTTCAATCAGTGTTGAAACGCCAAGTCTTGGGTGATCGGGTCTTGGCTTGTTGCGGTGGAGGGTAACTGCAAATGGCTCAGGGCCATCAACAGCAACCGTCATTCTGTTCCAGATTGCCTCAAGAGAGCCCCAGAGGCCAGCTCTTGCCATCTCAATCCAGCTTGGGTCAAGCTTTGGGGCAAAAGCACCACCCTCTTCAAGAAGTGCAAAACAAAGGAGGAGGCAATCTGCGGCTTTACCGTCTCTTGGGTCAGCTCCAAATCCATGTTTGAGCCCAAGGTAGTCATGCAGGCTCATACGCTAATGGTCCCGCTTGTTGGCAGTGCTCCAACCATAAACTGAGAAAGAGGTCTGCCGCCAACTATAGCATTAGCCGTGTCAAGAGGGCTCGACAGCTGTAAAACGGAATACCCAGGCTTGCCAATTTCAATGTTGCCTTCAATGCGGCAGGACCAAAACTGCTTGGTTATCAGTGCAAGTTCTTGATCGCTCTGTGTATCAACCTCAACTGAGGCGATTTCCACCAGCCACCTATTTGAGTCCGCTTCCCAAAAAATGTTCTGAACAAGGGTGTTAGAGGGGCAGACAATTGCACCTCTGCCACGCTCGCCCCCTTGCCTGCCGCCACCGCCTGAGACACCAAGCGGGGCAAAATTGTAATCTACACCTTGGTACTGTCTTGTTTCGTTGATGTAATAGTTCTGGTAGGCGAATGGCAGATAAGGGCCTCCACGACGCTCCTTGAAGCGAATGTAACTAACAATTGCAAAATCACTTTTCACTTCAGAGTCCGATGCGCTTACGGGTCTTCAGGCTATCAGCAAGTTCGCGGATTGTCTGCGCCCTCGCAGCCTTCGCGGTCCTTGCGTTGGACTCCTCAAGCTGGTCAGGGGTGACAAACTCATACTGATTGACTCGCTGGGTTTCATACTTGATCGGGGGCAGCTCGCGTGGGTTTGCGGCGACCCGCTCAAGGCGATCAATCTCCCTTGTGGTCTCACTGCGCTGGTATGGCACGGATCGGCCATAGGACAGAGGTGCGCCAGATTGATCGTAGTCAGACTCCGAAGAGAACCCGCCAGACTCCTTGCGAGAGTACCTGCCAGCAGGAACCGGAGGACTGTTTTTGTCATCAAGTCCTGGGACATATAGATCATCTAGGTCATCGTTTGAGATGATCGTCCCCGGCTTATCAGGAACCCACAGCTCCATTCCCTCTTCCCCGATCCAGGCTGGCTCGTTGGGGGTAGGTCTGCCACCATCCGCAAAACCTTTCAAGCCAAACATGTTACCAAAGCCGCCTATGCCAGAAGCGACGCTGGAGATGCCACCAAAGATGGAGGCGATGCCCATCAGGGTGTTGTAGGTGCCACCCTTGCCGATCATCTGGGCGCCGCCAATACCCATCGCAACACCGCTTAGGGTTTGGATGCTTGCGCCAGCGAACTGGCCAATCTTCTTCAGCCTTTCGGACTCTTGATTGGCTGTCCTCTCCGCAGTCGATCCGGCCCTTTCCTGTGTGCTGGCGCTTTGGCCAAGGCTTGCATTCCACATTTCAGTGGACTGGGATGCGCTAAGAAGCTTCTGGTCGAGCTGATAAACAGATTCTCCAACCTTGGAGAATTGGCCATTTAGATCAATCGTCGTAAAGCCAAGCTCGCTAAGCTGCCCCTCATATTTGAGTATCCCGTTGAGGGGCGAACCTTCACCGCTGGGCATGGATTGCTGAGCAGTAGAAAGCTGGCTCATGCGATTGTTGACAAGTTCCACAAGAATTTCGCTCATGTCAGAGCGCATTGCCTTGTCTGCTGCGGGTCCAACTGCGCCCAGTGGGGCTTTATTCTTGACCCAATCCAGTGCGTCAAGTCCAAAACCCTCCACCTCTTTTAGTGAATTCAGCGAATTAAGGTCTTTCTCGACAGCGACCTTAAATCTTTCGTAGTTCTCAACGGCACCCTTCACGACCTGTGGAAGGATCCCCTGCACCTGCTCAACGGCAAACAGTTCATCGGGTCCGCCCATCCCGGTGAAGGCGCCGGGGAGGGAAGACTGAGGACCTCTGTTCATTGAAGCAGGCGAACCGTATATCGCTTTGCGCAGTCTGTCGCTTGGGTCGAGCAGGTTTCCTGCGGGACCTCTTTGCTGCTTCCACCATTCATAATGAAGATGGCTGTTATTCCCGCCACCTGGCCGAATATCAGGGGTTATGACGCCAATTTGCTGACCAGCCGCAACAGACTGACCGGCTTCTACGCCAGGGGTCATGTGTCCATAGACTCCCAGCCTGTCGCTGTTGGCGTAACGAAGAACAACTGCATCGCCAGCTTTGCCGAAGCCCCTAATAATGCTTTCGACTACAGCAGCCTCCATTGCGTGAATCGTGGTGCCAACGTCCACCCCAACGTCCCGCCCTTGATGTCCACGTCCAGCACCAAGCCCCTCGTTCCAGTTGGGCGGCAAACCGCTGCTCTGGGGGCCTACCGGGCTTACAGGAGAGAGATTGCTGAATTGGGTAATCTGCTGAGAAGCGGGAATTCCGCTTAGTCCAGGTCCCGGCACGATGCCATTAGCAGCCTGCGGCTGAACAGGTAGAGCGGCTGGGGCATTCTTGAGGAAGTGGTCTTTTATCGCCTTGAGGTCAGTGTAAATCTTCTCGTTAAGGTTGTTGATTGAATCAAGGGGCTTCAGCAGTGGATTCTTTTCGGCCTCAAAGCCAAGAAACTTCGCCATGTCCTTGAACATTTTTTCCTGCATTGGACGCAGGGTAAATTCAAGGATCAAGTCAAGAGCCCTATCCGCCGTGCTCTCCAAGAAGGTCTTAAGAGACTTGATCAAGCCCTCACCCTTGAGAAGCTCTTTGTTGAAGCTAATGAACGAATCAGTCCAGCCAGCTGCAAGATCGTTCAAGGCGTTGAGCGCCTCAAGCTTCTCCCTAAGCCTGTCAGTATTTGCCGCAGCCTCAAGAAGCCTGGTATTCAGTTCTGGATTGACTTGGATGCCACCAGACTCATTGATACGCTGAAGTTCTTTTTCATAAGCTGACGTGGGGCCAAGGAGATCGTTAATCGAGCCTTTGAGCTGATCAATCTCACCTGTGTAGCCACTTATGGCATCGTTGTAGAACCTTTGCGTAGGGGCAAGTTCCTCTAGTGCAATCTGTGCCTTGCGGTATCCCTCAAGCAGCTTCTCCAGCTCTGGGGTAACTGGGCGCTTTTGTCGAGCAAAGGAATTGCGAAGTTCTTCGTAGGATTGGTCAACGCCATCAATGATCGGTTTCAGGTCTCCGACCGCCACTCCATATTCCTTGACTGCATCAGACAGTGATGTGGCGAGCTGCCTGCCAGCGGTGAGCGCAATTCTGTCAAGTTGATTGACTAACTCTTGGGCATCCCCAGCTTTCACTAGGGCAACAAGCTGGTCTTCAAGCTCTTGGAATTGCCTGCTAAGAGCGACACCCCTTGCGAAGGCCCTATCAACGCCAGCAGTGCTTACGGATTTAGCTGAAATTGGCGCAACAGGGCGAATTTGCGCAGGAGGGGGCATGGCCTCCACCTCCTTGATCATGCCCAGGATTTCGTCAGTCGCTTTCCTGGTCTCCGCAACTCTCGTTTCCAGCACCTTTACTTGCGCATCTAGCACCGGGTTGCTCGGCAGGGAAGCGTTGCGCGTTCTCAGCGCCTCAAGGTCGATTTCATCCTGACTCCGCGAAAGAACAAGCTCCCTGGTAGTTGCCTTTAACTTAAGCGAGGCAATCTTCTTCTCAAATTCAAAAGTGTTCTTTGCCGCGTCCTCGTTTCTCCTGGCGATGTTCAGATTGATAGCCTGAATTTTCTCGTTTGTATCAAGATTTAACCTTGACACACTCTTGGCAATGTCAATTTTGAACTTACCAATCTCAATCTCTTGGTTAGCAAGGTCAAGCTCAAACTGTGCGCGGCGCTGCTCAATCTGGTCTTGCGCGGAAAGCTGAGCACCGAGATAGGTGCTAACAGCATCAGCAAGGCTGGATGCAAGCTCGTCACCAGCAAGCTCGCCCTGAATCGCAAGAGCAGCATTCCTGAATTGAGCCTGACGGATCTCGCCCTGCTTAACGATCAGGTCAATCTCTTTCTGCTTATTTTCTTGATTGATCTGAGAGACCCTATTCTCTACGCTTTCACGAATGTCCGCAATCTGACGCTCGTAGTCACGGCGGGCTTCAAAAGCTTGGCGATCAATATCTTCCTGCTCTCTCTTGGCAG